TAAACACTCCACTTGAGAGTTATAACTTTGAACACTCCACTTGAGGGTACACCACTAAACACTCCACTTGAGAGTTATAACTTTGAACACTCCACTTGAGGGTACACCACTAAACACTCCACTTGAGAGTTAAATTTGAATACTCCACTTGAGGGTACACCACTAAACACTCCACTTGAGAGTTATAACTTTGAATACTCCACTTGAGGGTACAACAACAACACAAACCTCCATTTCACTAACTCATCTTTACTTTATCACTCCTACTAAACGAACTTTAAACATGTCACTTTCTAAAATGGAAAACAACGCCCCTATCCCCCCACACTCCTACGACTTCGATTCTTTAGCTTTCGAGTCAGAAATAGCAGCAAAATTCATAAAAAAAATTTTAAAAACAGAAAACAACAAAAAAATTTCTTCCTTATTCTCTTCTTTTTCATTTTCTTTAATTAAACAAAATCTCAAGACTATTTACAGTAACAGCGCAATTGTTGCTGAAATAAAAGAAAACCAAAAAAAAATAAAAAAATTTTTAAAAATCCAAAAAGAATTTTTATCTTACAACGAAACTTTAACTGCCATTCACCACCCCAATATTCCGTCTATTACTGACAGATACAACGATAGGCTATATCGCATTCGAGACAAAGCCATGGCTGACAGTTTATACGCTGAAGAATTTGATGATAATTTTGTCTCACTTTCAAAGATTTACGATCATTATCACGAGAATGGTGAATGTGCACGTAGCAATTCTCGAATTCCCTCTGAGAATATTCGCTTTGACGACGTAGAATTGCAAATGAATTTCTTTGGATCCGTAATGGGTTCAGAACTATCCAACAGTGCTGAAATTGTTATGGAAGAACTTAGTTCCTTCCTCAAAGATGCTAAGAATGTATTACCAGAATTACACACCAGTGCCAAAGGTGTATCTAGTGTAGCTAAAAACCTAGACGAGATAATTGCTACTGCTAAATCTGACGGTTTCAGAGATTACGTCTCGAATTTTGTTACAGAAGCTAAAACTGAAGTTTCCTCAGCACTTTCCGTTAAAGACACGTTGCTATCCATGGCCTCAGGATTTTCACTGATTCTGTTGGCAGCAGCCACCGTTCACTATGTTACTTCAGAACCCGGAGCTAGCAAAAACTTGCTGATATTATCTCTCTTGGTCGCATGTTATTTTAATAAAGAATCATTATCGACAATTTTCGCGTTTTTTTCTGGAAGACTCCAACTTATGGAATCAGTAGAAACACAAGGCGGAGATTACTTTTCAGATGCTGCTTCTGCGAGTATCTTGTTTTTAGCTCCATTTGTCATGAAAACCAAAGGTTTAGCCAAATTGCCAGCCACTATAATGGAAATGATCAATAATTTTGATCGATCCAGAACCAATTTGCAATCAATTCTCACTTTTATCTTGTCATGTGTGGAGTACCTCATGGATAACCTACATCTTAGTGAATACGTCCCCCCTTGGGCGAGGAGAGTAAATATCGCCGACCCTGAAGCAAAAGCTCTATTGCTTGAACTCGATGAAGTTAGTAAAGCTTTTTATGAGAACAAGATTGAAATGACCACGGATAACGGAACCAGGTTTTACTCTTTGAGAGGGAAGATTAATAAATTTATCTCGTCTGTTCCTAATAATAAGGACACTTCCAATATGATCGCTACTTTGAGAGCAGAACTATTCAGATTGGATAAAATCTTGGACAAGTTCAGATCGCTAAATGCATCAGGTGATAGTAAACGTATAGAACCAGCTTATTGGAATATAGTTGGTTGTCCAGGAATCTTTAAGACTCAAGCCACCGAACACGTCTGCGCTGAACTACTGCTAGACCTTTGCAACAAAGAAGAATTACTAGAAACTCAGAAAAACAGGAATCGTTACGTCTATTGGCGATACCCAGAAATGAAGTATCATGACACTCTTAAAGGAGATGAGAAGATCATGATAGCGGATGATTATAATCAATTTAAGACAGATCCCAGTGATGCTGACAATATATATGCTGACATTATGAGAGCCGTAGGTGAGACTCCTTATGCTGCTCATAAAGCAGATGTAGGAAGCAAAGGTAATACGTACATTCGCTATTCCTACATCATCACTACTAGTAATGCCGCTAAGGTCGAAATTCCTTCTCTTCTTTCTGCAGAAGCTTTTGCGCGTAGAATGCACCTAGCTACATATATGGTTCCAAAACCAGAATATTGCACCAAGGAAACAGTTCATAATGACGTACTGAGCAGAAAGTTGGATTTTTCTAATCCAAATCTCCCTAAAGGTCCAGATGGTCTGGTCGCCACAGATCCTATGCTGTTACACGATTTCTATAGATATAATCCGCTCACTTTTGAAGTGACGGACAGATTGACTTTTGATCAGTGTATTCGCTTATTGAAAGAAATGAGAGCAACCAGAGTTGCCTATTTTGATCAAAAGCACAAGGAAATAACCCAACGCTTCAACAATAATAAACACGATGTTGAGTTTCAGAATAGCGATCCCTGGGATGTTATCATCGATAATATCAGAGCTGACTTAAAAGCTCCAGAAGTCGCTATTGAATTCAATATTGAAGATATGAATTTACACAATTTTGTTGATGTGTTAAAGAAACACCCTACTCACCCTAAGTCTCAAATGGTTTTTAGACGATTAAAGAATATGATGTGGATAGTAGCAGCCAATAATCCGGGTGTAATGAATGAGGCCACATCAGCTGAAGAGTTTTTAATTCGATTTCATAGTTTTGAAGGAGACACCATCCTTCAGAACTTAGCTCATGCTGAATGGAATTATACTGATTATGTGCTTACCAATTCTTCAAGAATCAGTGAGAATTATAAAGATGCTGTTTTATCAATTTGCACTGAGAGTTTCACTGAAAGATTGAAGACTTGTATCTTAGACACTTTTTCTGCTTCAGTTAAACTAGCCAAGGGTATGTTGTATGATGTATTTTCTCGTGCTGTTACATGGATACGCGGAAATATGACGTGGATAGCTATTTTTATTGTAGCTTTAGGAGCTACTGGATTCGTTGCACGCAAGATTTATCAAAACGCTTCTGGTCCCACGTACAAATATGATCCTGATAAGAAAGTGATCAGGTTGTATCAACCTGGCGAGGCTGGAGGCATAGCTGACTATGGACAAATTCCAGACGGTTCAACAGTCATTGTACAAGACAAGACTGAAGAATTGGGAGACGTGGTATTGAATTATCCTTGGGATGATGATACTAAACACGCTCCTGGTAAAAAGGGAAGAAAAGCAAGAGCTAACATTCGCAAAAATCAGAAATGGGCGTCCCAATTCTCACATCCCGATATTGATTTTGAGATGGGCCTGTTAGATGATCCTAACGGAGCTGTCATATCCGACAAGATTATCGCAGAAAATGCTATGAATTTCTCTGTCCAAACCACGGAGAATGGAGATTATCATCACCTAGGCCAAGTTCTGCTCATCAAGGATCGTTTGGCCTTAATTCCTTACCATTACTACACTATCTTAACCAATAAGACGAAGAATGACGATAGCTTGAAAGATCGTCTCATCAGATTCCAGAGGATTAACTCGGGTAATGATGGGACTTTGGAATGGTTCATGTCAATAAGGGAGTTCTTAAATCCTGAAAACTTTAAGTACACAGAGTCATCAAAACACCGAGATCAAGCAATAATAAGATTGCCTTTAGGAGCTCGCAGATTTAGGAATATAACTAAATTTGTTGCCACTAATAAGGATCATGAAGGAAAGGAAATGGCTCACGGTGTACTTAAAGGCCTACATGGTATAACAGTATACGCCACAGTAGTTAGAGTACAAGCCATTGATAAAATCGATGCCAATGTTGGTACAGACACTCAATGTTCCATACACGGGGTTTATACTTACATCGCCCAAACCACGAAAGGTGACTGCGGTTCTATACTGTTTTTAGAAAACAAACGCAATCCCACCGCCAAGATCTTTGGTATGCATTCAGCAGGTAGTAAGACCACAGGCTATGGTTTTAGCTCTAGACTTAGTAGGGAAGACCTATTTACCATGTTATCTTTGTATGACATTTCCGATAACATAGTAATACAAGGAGCGGACGATATTTCCATACCCGTCTTTCATTTCCACAATGACAATTTTTCTGATGCTCACTTGGTCGAACAACAAGTGAGATCCTCATCGAAAACGCAAATTGTTCCCTCCGAATTACATGGAAAGTGGGGACCACCCGCCACTATGCCAGCGTTTCTACATTCCTTCGAGAATTCTGAAGGCGAGAAAGTTCGACCTTGGACCTTGGCCTACAGTAAAATCCAACCAACTACCCATTACCTAAACCCCGTTCATTTATCGGCTGTTAGGGACTCTCTGCTGAGTTCTATGATGAGAAAATCCCTAGTAGCACCATTATCTAAACACATTTTAACTTTTGATGAAGCGATAGTGGGCACAGATACTTTTCCAAAGTTAACCAAACTGTCCAGATCCACCAGTCCAGGATATCCGTTTGTTATGGACCCCAACAAAATGAAAATAGGAGGCAAAAAGTATTGGTTTGGTAACGACGAAGAATATGATATTACTAATGAACGAGTTGACATGCTTCGCAATGAAGTTTGCGATACCATCCAATTAGCCAGGGACGGAATTCGAAACACCCACATTTTTGTCGATGCTCTCAAGGATGAGAGAAGACCTATTGAAAAAGTGATGTCTGGAAAAACGCGCTTGTTTAACATTGGCCCTATGATACTCAACATCACGATGAAGATGTATTTTGGTGCTTTTTGCGATTGGTTTATAGCTAATCATACGGCCAACGGTTCTGCTATAGGTGTTAACCCTATGTCATATGATTGGCAATCTATCAAGAACCACGCTACACAATTTGGTGAGGACAACATTGGAGCTGGAGATTTCTCTGGATATGATGGCAAAATGCGTGCTGACGTTTTATGGCACATTTTGTATATGATTAATCAGTGGTATTCCGATTCACAAGAAAACCAACTCATTCGCAAAGTCCTCTGGTGCGAGATTGTTAATTCATTACACATATCAGGTTCAGTTCAATATTCATGGAATGGAAGTAATCCATCTGGAAATGGAATGACCGCCATCATAAACACCCTATATTGTCTATTCTCATTTAGGTACAGCTATTTAGCGTTCAGAAATTTCAATATGGGCTTCCTCACCACTTTTGACGATTATGTCTATGTTATATCCCTAGGAGATGATAATCTCTTTGGGGTTGATGACTCTATTAAGGAAGGTTTTAATGAAATGACCTTGGGTTATTATATGGCCCTCATAGGACTTACGTACACTACCGAAACAAAGGGAGTTGCTACAGTCCCATTGCGCAATATATCCCAGGTTGGATTCTTGAAAAGAAAATTCTTAGAGAGCGATAGTGCTCCACACACCCTATGTCCCCTAGAATTAGGTGTCGTCTTAGAAATGGCTTACTGGACCAAGAATTACGACAAAACCAACATCATGAATAGTAACGTGGAAGCTACTCTTGTAGAGTTAAGCCTCCACGGCGAGAAGGTTTTTAACACCTATGCTCCACCTATTATCGCAGCCTCCTATGAAACTGGGTATTATCCTAGAAACATCAATTTTTTTTGTGTTTTGGATAACGCCTTGGGAGAAGAATCTTTATACTTTAAATGAGGCGCATTTTTCTTATCAAATCTATTTCTTTCTTTCTTTTCTTCATTATTACTATGATTTTCCTATTTTTCGGTTTAAATATTACAGCTTTTGATTTTATTATCGTTTCATCTTATTTTCTTACCATTTTCACCCTTCTAACTACGCTGTTTTGGCAATACATCCAACGCCTGACAGTTACCCCGTCCGAAGGGACGTTAAACACTTACACATTTCCTAACCGATTGCGACGTAGAAACGCCATTAGGCGCAATACGTGGTCGTCGACGGACACACCCCCCACCTACATAAACATGAATTTCACAAACAATATGAACGCAAGCGATGAAGTTGACCAGTTGAGCGTTGCTGGAACATCTTCCCAAACATTAAACGCATTTCCACCCACCGATGTGGAAACTCAAATGGATTCTATCATAGAATCTACACCTGAAAAAGTGACAGCCGAGGTTGTCACAGGAACCAGTCAACTTGGTTCCGTTATCACTAACATTACAGATGCTACAGTGAAGGAATCTGAAAAAGTGGCCCATGAGAGTATTCCCAGACCTTTATCACATACTGCAGACGATGCCACCTTTCAGAGTATAAAATTATACCTATCGAAACCAACACTAGTGAAGAATGGATATTTTGATACTACCGATACAGCGAGCACCTTTCCTGCATGGGATGTGTATGAACATCTCTATTCCAGAAGCATCTACAAAGACAAAGTTAACGCTGTATTCTCGTTCAGAGCTACAGCAGTTTTTACTTTGCAAATTAACGCTACCCCATTTCAACAAGGGAGATATATTATGGCGCACGTTCCTACAGGCGGTTCATTTGACGACTCAAACCGTACTGAGTGGTTGCGAATGCATACTTTTTCCCTGACTAATGTCACATCACTTCCCCACGTAGAAATCGACCTCTCTCACGATACTCAAGTGCAATTGAAAGTCCCATTTGTATCGTGGATGAATGCCATGCCATTACCTAACACAACACATACCACTCCTGTTATTGGATCTCCAGGTTACATTTTTATGAGACCTTATGTAGCTGTCACCGCAGGTACTGGTTCTACATCAAGGTGTGATTATGGAGTGTGGTTCCATATGGAAGACGTTGAACTTTTCGGAAATGTCAACACTCAAGCTGATGATATCGAATTCCAAGGTGGCATGCTCGAAAATGAATCTTTAGGTAATGGCCCTGTTTCTTCAGCACTTCGAATCGTTTCCAATAGCGCGAGATTGGCGAAAGCACCTCTAAACGCTCTTCTAAACAACGTTGGATGGGCCGCAGAAGTAGCAGCTGGTTTTGCGCATACTTTGGGATGGAGCGCCCCCAAGATTCTTGACAATCCCGAACGAGCTCAGCTCATGTCATTCCCTAATCTTACCAATTACAATTCGAAGAAACCAGTTATTACTTTAGGACTTTCTGAAAAAAACACTGTGGATGTTTGTCCTGGATTCGCCGCATCAGGAGTAGACGAGCTCACTATTGATTACCTTAAAGGAATTTACGCTTACCAAAATAGCGATACTTTTGATACCGCTGATGCGGTCGGTTCAGTTATATGGGATGAGTTAGTTACCCCGGGCGCTTACAGGAAGCAAATAGCTGATGGTCTGGTTAACGTTGATGTTATGACACCCGTAGGACTCCTTTCCACTATGTTTGGATTGTACCGTGGCTCTATTACGTACAGAATCAAGATGGTTAAAACCCAGTTCCATTCTGGAAGACTTATGGTGGCCGTAACACCTATTGAAGCGAACAGATCATACTCCATTAGCGTTCCCACAATACAAGATATCGAATATCTTCAAAAGACGATTATTGACATTCGAGATTGTAATGAATTTGAAATAAACGTCCCATTTGTTTCGAACACTTCTTGGAAATCATGTGGGAAATCTACACTTATGGATGGTGCCTACACCTCCGGAGAGCCTTATGCTCGAATAACCATCATGGTTCTAAACAAACTTAAGTGTCCCGATACAGTTACTCAAAACGTACCCCTTATTATTGAAGTTAAGGGGGGTGAAGATCTCGAATTCGCTATGCCTCGTGCTACTGCTATTAGACCTATAATTCCTACTCAGATAGTTTCGCAATGCGCGGATATTGAACTACAATCTGGAGAAGTCACTACCGGAATAATGGCTACCGGAGCAGTTGGATCAGCTAGTTCCGCTAACAAAACATCCCTTATACATGAAACAAATTGCATAGGAGAAGCCGTTACTTCGTTACGTCAGCTACTCAAGAGACCATATCCTTGGTATTATAATGGCACTGGTTCTAACACTTACGGACAGTTCGTTATGACTTCATGGGAACCAGCCGTTTCCAACGCCACTATAGTATCGAGAACCGGCACTTTTGATCTTGTTACCCTTCTCAGTAGTTTATTCTGTTTGAGACGAGGCGGCACACGCTTGAATATAGTGTGTGAAGGAGTGGCTACAGCGAATATGATGTATGCCAGTCTTATGCCTAGGACAATCGGGGTCACAAAAGGGGGAGCGTCTCCAAGATACATCTCTTCAACATTTCCTTATGCTGCTACTAGTGGATTGAGAACTATTCTATGCGGAGTTTCTTTAGCAGTACAAAGGTCAGACTGGGGGTATTCTCTTGAGACTCCCATGTACGCAACCACGCACAGTCAACCCACACTTTCTCACATGTTCGATGGAACAATAGGACAGTACTTCACTATGGAAGGAGGACCTACATATGAGTTACTAACATCCGTCGTCGGAGGTTCTCCACCAACATACTACGGTATGAGAAGTGGAGCAGACGACACAAATTTCGGTGGATTCGCAGGAATTCCAGCTATGCTGGATTCCATTGCCGGAACCACCTCCATATAGCACCCTTCGGGGCCGCTACGGACGATAACACCAATTTTCCCGTTTTTAGTTATTGTCAAGTTATATACCCCTCGGGGCTACTAATCGTAGCGGGGGCTATAGCGGTGTTCTTACAGAACACTTTATACCAATAAAGCTAGTTATAAATCTTCACACTAATTCTAATTACGGAAAAGGTGCGGACTTCATTTTATTTCTATTAGGCCACCGCATTGAAAAGCGGGGCTTTCTTCATGCCAGTTAGCATGAAGCGAGCGTTTTTCTCTA